CACCAAGCTGTTTTAATATACCATCAATGTCAATGGCACCTGTACCGACTAGTATGGCACCAAGACCAAATATCAATGTACCTATTCCACCTATTATCATTGGAAGGAATTTTGTAACACCACTAAACAGCATTAGGTCACCAAAGATACCATCAAACATACCTTTGCCTTTTTTAGGCTTCTTTGTTCTATCTTGCTCTTTTTCGTTGGACTTATTAATACCTAGCTGTTCACCAAGTAACTTATTTGTATCTATCATACCATCTCTAACAGCTTTTGTTAATATATCAGGTGATAGGTTTATGTTACTGGTATCTTCACTAATATTTTTGGATGTGGGTGCATTAAAGCCAACTGATGTTTTTTCATTAGGTGGACTAATAGGGGACTTTGACTTTTTGGCTTTTATAGGTTTAGTGGCTTCTACTGGTGATGTTGTTTTTGGTATAGCTTGTGATAGGAGCTTTTTATACATACCAAACAGTGATAATATGTTTATGTTACCAGTATCAATGTTTATGTTATCAATTTTATTGGATATATCATTGATATTGGTGTCTGTTTTAATGAGCTTTTTAACCTCTTTTAGTTCTGTAAGGAATCTAATGAGTTCTGGTTCTTTGGAGAAGTCGGCTATGCCAAGGTTAACAACACTGCCTTTAAAGTCTTCGATTAACTTATCTATATTATCTCTAAGAAGTTTTGCTTCACTTTTATCCATCAACGTCTCCAAATAAAAAAGGGTCTACAGGGTATCTATATTTAGACCCTTTAGACCCTTAGGAATGATCCATTAACACTTGTTAAGTGGGTTATTTCTTCAAACTTTTATTTTTATCATCTATCTCTTTTATATACAGTGATATCAGTATGTATCTTTCAAAATCTGCCATATTTTCTGATTCCATGTAACCTACACCACATTTTCTTGCTAGATAATATTGCTCTTTTATGATATTATGCAAGTTTATATCAGAGCAAAACAGATTAATTAGACGAAAAAATTACTCAATGGTATTGATAGTGTTTCTTTATTTCCACACTTTTCATTGTTACATTCAAATTTGAATGTAAAGTCTATACCAAACTCATTTACAGCAAACCATTTTACAAAGTCATCATATTGTTTTCCATTCATTACACCATCAAGTATATTGATCTTATCTTCAATGGGTACCTCTGTATCACCTTCAGGCGTTGTGAATGTTTTCATACACATGGCATATGATACAGTTGCTATTTCTGCAGTGCGTAAGTTATCATTTTCTATTTTTCTTTTATTAATGATTTCATATGCTTGTATTTGCTCACCTCTTTTTAGGTGGTCTATTTTGAAGCTAATTTTATCATTAAGTATAAATGGTTCTGTATTAGGGTTCCTTTTTTTACATTTGAGTTCACTTAGGTTAATCGTAACATGTGTTTGTGTATCACATGATGGGCAAGAGTATATAAAAGCGTACTCTTCACCTTTTGATTTCTTCCTAATCTCAATGAGTAGAGCAAATCTATCTTCGAGATACAGGTTTCTGATATCAAATCCTTCTGATACAACACATTTTGTTATAAGGTCATCTAATAGTAATTCTATGACACCGGGATTTGTTTCATTTTCATATGGTAGTAATTTTTTAAGTTGGCCTGTGGTTATGGGTTTATATTTTATGACTTCGTTATTGCTTGGAAGTGTATAATCAAACTCATAACTATTAACATATTTACTAATGTCTATTGACATATTACTCTCCTTTACAGATTATTTGTTTACTGCTTAATTAATACCGTCTATTGTATGGAACTGGTATGAGAAGGTCACATCAAATGATGCAGCTTCTTTGCTTGTATAATCGAGTGTTACTTCACCAACTGTTTTTGGCCAGGCGTCTATAAGTCTAAAAGTTTGGATTGTTGTATTATCAGCGTTAACTTGTCTAAGTGTTATATCAGAGAAGTAACTGGTCATACTTGGGTCACCATGTTTATTATCGACTGGATTGTTGATATATACAGACCATTTCAACATTTTATTTCTGATATCAGCAAATTTATCAATGTTAAAGGTGAGTGTAAAGTCGTCATATGTTGGTGTTGAACCCAGTTTATATTTATGACCTTGCCAGTTAGCTTCAATTTCATCAATTGTAGTTGCTGGTAAGGATGTTGATTTCACAAGATAGCTGTTTATATCTTGGAAGTATTCATTATTATCTATTTTTGCATAAAAAAGGTATGATCTGGCATAGTCTCTGTATGCGCTTTTAAATGCTGTTAAGTTAAATTCTACCATTATTTTACTCTCCTCATTGAATATATATCTTAAAAACCGATATTTATGCCACCAATACCTATGTTACCACCAATTTCAAGGTCACTACCAATTTCAACGTTACCACCCAAGGATATACCACTGCTATTGGAGCCATATCTACCTGCAACAGAGTAGTGATATTGGTAAGAGAAAGTCACATCAAATGATGCTATTTCTTTCGATGAGTAGTCGAGTCCTACCTCTCCAATGGATTTTGGCCAAGCTCCAACTAGTGTATATCTCATAATTGGTTGTCCTTTTCCATTCAAGTGATCTAGTGCTATATCCGATAAATAATTTGATGGGTTACCATGTCTACCTGTTTCAGTATTATGTATATCATTAGCCCATTGTATAAACTTATGTCTTATATTGTCATTTTTATCCATCTTAAATGATATAGTAAAGTCAGTGTACTCTTCTGTTGATGCTATTTTATATTTGCTACCTTGCCAATCAGTTTCTAGTTCACCGATAGTGGTTTCAGGCAACTTGGTAGACTTAACAAGGTACTCTTGGTCTATTACAAAATACTTACCTTTAAGGTGATGTATCCAACACTTAAAGAGGTAAGCTCTTGAGTAGTCCTCATATCTTCTCATAAATCCATTTAAACCAAAATCAACCATTTTATACCTTCCTTATAGTTTTATTATTATTTATAACCAAGTAGTTCATCTTATTAATGCATTATGAAAGGTATCATAACTGATTATTATAGAACTATTAAAGAAGAGGCCATGGTATATATGGCCTCTTCTTTAACTCTTAGTTAAACCTCACCAATGATAGCAGCAGCTTCTGTAAAGGATGCTCCTGTTTTCATAGCGATGAAGTTAAGTACAATGAATTCAGCTGTTCTGGTAGGTTTAATGTATATGGATACCCACAGCTCATTTCTATCAATTCTCTCAGGGCTGTTATTTGATTCATCACAAACAACCTTATAGTCATAGATACCACGTCTACCCTTGACATCTCTAAGGAATGGATTTATCATTGCCATCATCGATTCTCTGGTGGATGTATCATTAGGTTCAAACAAGAAGTATTTACTTGCTGTTGAAATAGCTTTTTCAAGAACTATGAATAATCGTCTTACATTTACTCTATTAAATGCAGATGATTTATCAAGTAATGTTTTTTGACCCCATACTACTTTACCCTGTCCAGCAAATGATACTATTGGATTGATACCTGCCATATACAGAATATCTCTTTTACCAAGGTCTGGGTTCCAAGCTAATCTCCTTACACTTGTAAGAAGTGCTCTATTAAGACCAGCTGGTGCCCACCAGGCATCATTTGACTGATCCGTATTAGCATAGATACCACCAACATGTCCTGATGCTGGTATCCATCTATATTTCTTATTATATCTATCATATACTTCTATCCAGTTACCATATACTGCTGAGTATGATGTATTGATATTGAGGTTTTCTGTGGAGAACATACCAAGTCCTTTTCTCCAATCAGTAAGGTCCATGACTTCATTTCCTCTATTTGATACAACATGTTCTCTCTTACAATCAAGTATTGCCATGCAATCTTTTCTTGTTTGACAAATTTGATCCAGATACTTTTTAACTGTTTCAGATTTATCAGAGTCAATGAACATATTAACATTGATCTCTTCAGAGTTTTTGTATAGGTCTATTGCATCCATTATAGCTGCATCTGTAACACCCACAACACCATTTGATCCACCAGTTAATTGAATGGGGGTTGCTGTGTGTATACTGAATAACTCATCTATATCATCATTTTTAATGGTAATTCTGATATATTTTGATCTCTGGTTGATAACGTTTTCCACAAATCTTGTGATACCTTGATCATCTATTGCTCTTTCTCTTGTGGATACATTGAATATCTCTTTAGTTGTCCATATTGTTTCACCTTGTTCTTTTTCTTCAACAGCGATAAGGAATGAATATCCATCATCAAGAGGTTGATCTATGGATGAGAACAATGGGTATGTTTGCCAGGAGTCATTACCACCAGATGACATTTCTGTTTGGGACACTTTATCAAGAATGGATACTCTTATATTGTTACCCCATTCACCTCTGGATGATGCTACAATCCATAGTGGATTCAAATCATCTACTACAACATCGTTTGCAAATTCATCGGGATCATTTGAAGCTAAGTCTTCCAATGTATAGTTAGTTGTAAAGTTTTCACCCTGACCATCAAGTGCAACTTTAATACCAGCTAATGTGGCATCTTCTGATAGAACTCTGGTTGCATATAGGTTTCTTCCATACTTTAGGAATCCTGATGCAGCTAACATGTCCATATAGCATCCTGGTACACTTGTTGGTTCACCAAACATCATAATCAAGTCATCTTCAGATGATAGGAATGTTTGTTTGAGTTCTGGTCCTCTATAAGTATCTCTAAGTATAATAACACCAATACTTGTAGCAACAGCTGGTATTGTTAAACTTAAATCTGTTTCCTTTACATCCACCATTGGGGATAAATAAAAAGCCATAATTGTCTTCTCCTTTTGTTTTTGAGTATTATTAAGTTACTCTATGTAACTTAAGCACCATTATTTATAAACTTGTATTGTTAAAACACTTCGTATCTATCATACAAAAATGTAATATTAGACAATAGGTCATCACCACTGTCTCTTTTGCTAAAGTACACTTCACTCATTGCTAATGGCCATATATTATAGAACCTAAGCATCAATGCTTTATTCCTATAATTTGTCATTATATATAGTGCAGCATCAACCATATATCCTTTATCTCTGACATAACCATACTTATCTTCATTGTTATGTATAGCCATCATCCAATTATATATGACTTTCCAATTCTTGAACTCTGAATCCACAGCAAAATCAACAATCCACTCTCCAAATGTAACCTCTCCATTATCAGAGAATGCTTTAGCACCCTGCCATCTATGTTCTTCTTGATCCAATGTTATTGATGGTACTACAGCACCATATATATTAAGGGTGAACTCTTTTGATGTTTCATAGTATTTTTCAAGAGGCAGTTTTGGAAATATAAGTTGGTAGTTGGTTGCATTACTTTTGTTCAAATTCATTACTGGCATATGTAACTACCTTTATTTGTGAGCGTTTTTATACTTTCTTTTGGCCATTTTAGCCTTTGAGGTTTTCTTATACTTGAGAGCTTTTCTTTTCGTTTTATTCTTTAATGATGCACTCTTCTTGTATAATTTTCTTCTATCCCTCAACTTCTTAAGGTACTGTATCTTCTTTTTGCCTCTAATCTTGGATGATTTGGATGCCATTCTACCAGCTTTAACTTTCCTAGGTTTAACTCTAAGTGTGTTAACATTCTCATCAATCTCTTCCTCATCTTCCTCATCATCATCGTCAAGGCCTAACATATCAACTATATCAAGAAAATACTCTTCTGATTTACCTGTCAAGTCATCATCTTCAAGTGATAGTAATACATCAATTATTTTATCAATGAGATCATCAACAAGTTCAATGGTATTTGTTGTTATTTTGTTACTATCAAGTGAGTCAATTAACAACCCGGTGGTTGTAAAGAAGTCATCATAGGTATCATCAATACCCTCAAAATCACCTGTTTCTTCTGATAGCATAAAGCTCTTAAAGTCTTTCATCATCTTTTAATCCTTAATACCTGCTTTGCTTTGCTTTCCATTGCTGTTAATAGTGTATAGTAGTTGGGTATTTCTGATAAGTGATCCTGTGCTATTCTTGCGGCTAGTAGTTCATTACCTGTATGCTCCATTTCCACTTTAATACCCATTTCAATTTCTTTTGGATCATATTTACCCTTGAACTCTTTTGATCTACCATATCCAAGGAATGAGCCAAGTATATCATATACTATTTCCTCAAATTTATGGGCATCAATACCTTCTTTTTCAGCAAAAGAGTG